GGGAACTACATCAAGGCGCGATACGCGGACATTATTGAGCCGAAAAAGCAGGACAACAGGACGTGCAAAGAGATTACCGCCGATATAGTCGCGCGGTGCGGGCTGACGATAAAAAAAGCCGCCCCTGACGGGGCGGCGGATGGATAGGCGTTATTTGAGGACGTATTCCGAGATCATGCGGCCAATCTTTCCGATGTCGGTATCGCCTTTGAACTCAAATTTGGCGGTAAAGCCATTGGAGAACGTCAGGACAAGCTCGCTATCGGGGATCAGCTCAACAAGGCCGGGTGTCTGGATAGCAAAGAACTGCACCTTGGAAAAGGGTATGGAGCTGAACGATTTCCGCTTTCCGGTGATGCCTTGCACGTCAACGGAAATAATGCGCTTGTTGGTGAAGATAAGCTGGTCGCGGATCGTTTTGAACGCGCAGGCGATCTCTTCGCCCGCGATCAAAAGACCGTTGACCTCGTCGCGGACTTCGGCAATGGAGATAGGCTTTAAGTCAAATGCGGAATCTTTGTTGAAATTGATCATGGCAAAACCCTCCTTTCTTGAAATTGTACTACATAAGCCTTGACTTTTCAAGGGCTTTTCACCAAAAACACCAAAAAGCGTGGTGAGAAAATGAATTTATTAGACCTTTTTGTCAAAATCAGCGTAGACACGAGCGAAGTAGATAAAAACCTCGGGGATACCAAAGAAAAGGCATTGAGCTTTGGCGACGTGCTGAAAGCCAATATTGCAGGGCAAGCCATTGTTGCTGGCGTGAAAGCTGTTGCAGGCGCGGTAAAAAACATTGGCGAGGCAGCAATTCAAAGCTACGGCGAGTATGAGCAGCTGGTTGGCGGCGTGGAAACACTTTTCAAGTCCTCTGCCGATACCGTAATGCAGTACGCCGCGAACGCATACCAGACGGCAGGCATGAGCGCGAATGAGTACATGACCACCGTGACGGCGTTTTCTGCGTCTCTGCTGCAATCAATGGGCGGCGACACGGACGCGGCAGCGGAAAAAGCGAATCTGGCCATTACCGACATGAGCGACAACGCGAATAAGATGGGTTCCAGCATGGAATCTATCCAGAACGCGTATTCCGGTTTTGCCAAGCAGAACTATACCATGCTCGATAACCTCAAACTCGGTTACGGCGGCACAAAAGAGGAAATGCAGCGCCTTTTGGACGATGCAAACGCCTTAAATGCCGCGCAAGGCAACTACACCAACTACACCATCGACAGCTACGCGGATATCGTTGACGCCATCCACACCGTGCAGACGGAAATGGGCATAACGGGCACAACGCAGCTGGAAGCCAGCACGACGATCCAAGGCTCTATTGCGTCGATGAAAGCGGCGTATGACAACTTTATCACGGGGCTTGGCGATGAAAACGCCGACATGGCGGAACTCATTACAAACCTTTTGGGCAGCACCGTGACGGTGGCGGAAAATCTCTTGCCGGTCGTTGAGAGAATCCTCGAAAACATCGGCGTTGTGGTGCAGGAAAAGGGGCCGGAGATGATCGAAAAATTTGTCTCCTATGCCATCGACAAGCTGCCGGACATTATCGAGCTTGGCCTGCAAATAGTCATTGCGCTGGTCAAGGGGCTGGCGCAGAACCTTCCGCAGCTGGTCACAGGCGTTTTGAATATGGCGGCAACGATCATTAAAACGTTGGTCGATTCCATTCCTGACGTTATCGAGGTCGGCAAGGACATTGTGCGCGGCGTGTGGGAGGGCATCAAGAGCATGGCGTCGTGGATCGGCGAAAAGGTATCCGACTTTTTCGGCGGCATTGTGGATAACGTCAAGGGCGTTCTTGGCATTCACTCCCCGTCCCGCGTGTTCGCGGGCATCGGCGAAAACATGGCGCTTGGCCTCGGCGAGGGCTGGGAGAGCGAATACGGAACGATCAGACGCGGCATTACAAGCGGGCTGGACTTTGGAACGGCAACGGTAGGCTTTGCCGATTCCGGCATCGGACGGTCAAGCGCGGCCATCGTCAACAGCATGGGCGTAAGCACAGAGACCGGAACGACCACCATCAACCTGATGTTCCCGGACGGCACAAAGCTGGCGAGTTATCTGCTGCCGTTTTCCATCAAGGCGGCAGCTGCGGCGGGCACGCCTATCGCAAACGCGCAGATGGCATAAGGAGGCGGCATGAATCAACTCATTTTAGATACCGGCGGCTATTCGATTCTTTTGCCGGAAAGCCAGAAGGGCGGCTATACGGCTTATGAAGAGCCGCTAAGCGTTGACCTTGTGATGCTGCCGGGGAACATGGTTCGCGAGCTGCGCGGAACGGTGTGGCGCGTGAATTACCAGTACGGGTATTTTACCGACGAGGAGAAAAATAACCTGCTTGCGGCGTGCAAAAAGGGGAGAAATGAGCCGATCCTCTGCGCGTTTCTCCCACCGAACAGCACGGAAATGATTTCGTCCGAGTTTTTTGTGACGGCATTTGCCTCGCCCAAATTTATGTGGAGCCGCGAGGGAAAGCCGATGTGGGGTGATTTTTCCGTCGAGCTGCGGGAGGTGACGCCGCATGATTGAGGCAACCTCCGCGTTTCGCTCGGCCATCGTCGGGAAAACAAGGCGCATCTACCTCAAAGCGGTGGTGGACATCTCCGACCCCGATATGACCATCGGGGCGGTCACATCAAGCGGGCTTGCGCCGTGGTCAAAGCCGGCACAGCTGACGGACAAGGACATTTCCGCGCCTCCGCGCTGCGCAACGCTGGAGAAAAACCGCTGGTTGCTGGATGGATCGTTTGCGATTTTCCCGGACGACTATCAAATTGCGGGCGAAATTGGAACGGCAAGTGAGGCATTGTCGGGCGCGGACGGAATGTTTTCTGCTTCGGTATGGACGCAGCTGTCATTTGCCAACGTCAGCGTTTTGCAGGCGTGCAGCATCTTCTTTTCTTCCGACCCGCTTGACGGTGTACCGGAGGATTTTACGGTGGATATTCTGGTCGATGGCGTGCCGTATCATACGGAAACGTATGCAGGGAACACGCAAAGCGCCGTCAAGATATCCGGGTTTACGGTCTACACGCCGGACGCGATCAAGGTGACTGTGACCAAATGGAGCCTGCCGTACCGCAGAATGCGAACAGTAGAGATCGTACCGGGCTACTACGAGCAATGGAGCGAAAATATGTTGGCATCTTTTTCCGTGCAGCAGCAAGGGGACGTATCTTGCCTGACGCTGCCATACGGAATGCTCAAAATGGAGATGAACAACAAGAACCGTATGTTCGAGCCGCGAAGCAAGTCCGGGCTGTTCCAGAGCATCGAGGAGCGGCAGGGCGTGGAGACCTACATCGGCGTGCGGCTCGCGGACGGGACGGTGGAGTATAAGCGCGTGGGCGTATTCTTTCAATACTCCGACGGCTGGAAGACCGGCGACAACGGCCTGACGATGCAATGGGACCTTGTGGACATCATCGGGCTGCTGGCCGACCGCGCGTACCTCGCGCCGACGGTGCTGCCCATCACGCTCTCCGGCTGGATCGCCTCGCTCGTCGCGCAGCTCGGCACCAACTTTGCGGACCGCTACACGGTGGACGCGGACTATTCCGACCTCGCGGTCACGGCCTCGAGCCGCGCCGCGGTGAGCGGGAAGAAGTGCGGCGACATCCTGCGCTGGGCCTGCATGGCGACCGGCACATGGCCGCGCGCGGACGCGGAGACCGGCAAACTTGCGGTGGAGCCGCTGTGGAACCAGGGAAGCAAGATCACGCTGGAAAACCTCGTCAATTACCCGACGATGAAGGCCAACCAGTCCCTTGCGTCGCTCATCTTCCACCTCTCGGACGGGACGGAGTACGTCGTCTCGGGCAACTCCACGAGCAGCGAGAAGACCGTAACCATTGAGAACCCGTTTCTGCACACGCAGGCGCAGGCGCTGACGGCGGCGCGGCTGATCCTCTCGTGCTACGGCGGCAACCAGCTGGAGCTGACCGGGCGCGGCGACCCGTCCTCCGAGATCGGCGACGTGGACACCGTTTGGCTCGACGAGAGCCAGGCAACGGCGGCGCGGCGCATCTACCAGACGTTTCAGTTTGCGGACGGCGTGCTGCAAGGATGCCAGAGCAAGCTCTTGCAGGCGGACGGCTCGTATCTCTACACCGAGCGCGCGGTCTTTACCGAGAGCGGATCGTGGACGGCCCCGGCGGGCAAAACGCGGCTGCGCGTAATCCTTGTCGGGCACGGCGGCAACGGCACGGCGGGCGCGGACGGCGACTTCGATGCGGCGGGCGCGGACGGCACGGACGGTCTCGGCGGCCTTGTTTGGGCGGATACCATTCAGATCAACGAGCAGCAGACCTTTGCCATCACCATCGGCGAGGATGCCGTATTCGGCCCTTATTCTTCCGCCAACGGAAAGCGCTACCCGAACGGCTTCACCGACATCCAAAGCGGCGACAGCTTCGCCCGCACAGGCGTGGCCGTGCCCAAATCGGGCACAGGCGACGGCGGCAAGGGCGGCAAGGGTGGGAATAAGGGCGAGCGGCACAAGGAAAAACAGTACCACCCGGACGGAAGCCCCGCAGGGAGCTGGTGGATCGTGGACGTGGAGCCTGGCAAGGGTACGTCCGGCGCGATTGGTGCAAGCGGCTGCGTGGTGGTGTACTGGGACAAGGAGGAGAGCGCATGAGCGGATTACCAAGCGGGTATACACAGCTGGAGTACATTCGGAGCAGCGGAACGCAGTACGTCAACACCGGCGTTGTTGAAACGTCGAATACGACAATCGACCTTGATCTGGAAGTCGAGCAAATTCTGCCGCATTACATATACGGAGTTCAACAGAATTCCGGCAGTTATGCATACAACTCTATTTATCAAAACAATCTTTTTGAATACAACTATGCAGATTTAAGTTTCACGCAAACCGCACGGATAAAAATGCAGCAGCGCATAGCCGATGGAACCATGTACGCGACCATCAACGGCGTTACACTAAACAGACCAATCGGCGTTCCCATTCCGGACACTATACTGATTTTTGCAATTCGCTTTAATAACGGCAATGTCCGTTTGTACCCGGCTGCTGTGAAACTCTATGCGTTCTCAATCAAAAAAAGCGGCACGCTCGTTCGCGATTTTGTCCCCTGCAAGAACGACTCCGGCGCGGTCGGCCTGTACGACACCGTCGGCGCACGGTTTTACGCCAACGCGGGAACGGGCAGCTTTACGGCAGGGCCGGAAGTTGTTTACGAGCCGGATGCCCCGACAAATTTTGCCGCCTCCGTATCCGGTCAAACCGTTGCGTTAAGCTGGGCCGCATCGGCAAACGCAGCCGGCTACCGTCTCAAACGGGACGGCGTACAGATCGCGGATCAGACCGGCACGACCTACACCGACACCGTCCCGGACGAAATCGCACTCTGCACTTACACGCTGACCGCCTACAATGACGCCGGGGAAAGCGCGGCCGTGACGTTGTTGGTCCTTGTGCAGTTGGAGCTCATCACCGACCGCACGCGCGCGGACGTGGAGAATGAGACCGACAAGGGCTTTTACAACGCCTCCGACCTCAACCGCGTGGGCGCGGCGGTGGAGTACATCGCGGGCCGCTTCACGGCGCTTGGCTACGCCTGCCCCGTGACGGTCAAAAAGGACTGGCTGACGAGCGACGCGCCGACCGCCTCGCAGATGGAGGCGTACCGGCAGAACATTGTCACGCTGCGCGGCCAGATCGCGGTCATGCAGTCCACGCCGGATGCTCCGGCGAGCATGGCGGGGCTGGACTACGTCAAGGCCAACAACATTGAGCAAATTTTAGCGGATATAGATTTTATCCTGCAAAATATGCCCGCAGCATCCCGCCACTGCGGCGTAACTGTCTGCGGTAGTAAAGGAGTGATTGCATGAGAGACCGGACCCCAACAAAGGTACTGGGAAATGGCGCATTGCGGTACGGCGTGTACGACGCTGATGGGACGTTTCTCCGTTATGAGTATTTAGGCTTGGACGACCAGCCCACGCAGGAGGGCTCGCCGCTCAACAAGGCGAGCCTTCTCAAGGATTCCACCGCGGCGCTGCTCGGTCTCGGCACCGACGCTGTGCCCGACGACGCCTTTGTCGCGCTCGTCTTGGGCCAGGGCGTTTACGGTTACCGCGTCAGGGTGCAGCTTGCCGACGGCTCGCCCGTTGAGGGCGCGACCGTGAGCGGCATCCAGCCGCTGACCGGCTCGACACTGGTGACCGGCGCAGACGGGACTGTGCTCGGCAAAAGCGCCAGCGCAAGCGTGTCCATCGGCTGTACCTCGCCGTACATCGACCAGAAAGCGCCCGCAGCGCAGACGGTTACAAAAACCGGAACGATCACCGATGTGACACTGACGCTGGAGAACGTTACCGATATGCTGACAATCAGTTCGAGTAAAACTGCAAAAATCTCGTCGATGGCAAAAACGCTTGATATGTTTGCCAGCGGCGGTGGCGGCGGTGGCGGTAATTATTCCGCAAGTACTAATGGATGTGGCGGAGCCGGTGGTGGAGGAGGATACGCAAACAATAAATTAAATATTCCAATTTCTGGCGACACAGATTTAAAAATCGTAGTTGGCGCAGGTGGAGAAGGAGGACAATCTGGGGAAAACCCAAACGGTAAAAATGGTGGGGAAACGACTGTATACCTAAATAACGTAGCTACACTAACTGCATTAGGAGGTTTTGGTGCCACCGGATCAACCGGGGCCGGAGCAGGAAATGGGGATGGCGGTATATATTACGATAGGGAGATTACCCCTAGCGCTAACGGTTCGTCTGCATCAGTGCCTGTATTTAATGAATCTTCCATTGGGGTCAAAACCGGTGGAGGTGGCGGAGCCGGTGGTGGCGCATATAATAATGGCTATGGTCTTGGTGGATTTCCTTGCGGTGGCGCCGGAGGAGCCCAAAATATTGGTGCCAAGAATGGAGGAATTGGCGGCGGCGGTGGTGGTGGCTACTACGGTGCCGGCGGCAATGTCGGCAATGGCGGTCCCGGAATTGTTTATCTTCGCTTCCATTTTGACGCGGCGTAAAGGAGGGCCAACATGAACTACTGCATTGTAAATGCCGACAATATCATCGAAAACATCATCGTCTGCGAGAGCGATGAGGTTGCCGCGCAGTTCGGGGCCGTGGCCTCCTACGACGGCGCGGCGATCGGCGAAGCGTACAATCCTCCGCCCCCACCGCCCACCACCGAGGAGCGCGTCGCCGCGCTGGAGGCGGCAAGCGACCGTCTCGACGCGCAGGCGACCTACACGGCCATGATGACCGACACGCTGATGGAGGGCTGACATGAAAGAAAAAATCGCAAGATGGTACGCGCAAGGGCTGTGGACCGCCGGCATGGTGCGCAACGCCGTGAAAAAGGACATCCTCAGCGCGCAGGACTATGAGGAGATCACCGGCGAGAAATACGCCGATGACAAATAAATTTTGAACAAAGAAAAGGAGAACAAAACTATGACTACTACTCGTATCGCATCCGACGGCAAGCCCATCGAGGTCACCGACATCCCCGCGGGCCTGAGCGAAAACTCGGGTGTCAAGAACAACATCGTGCAGCCCGTCATGGCGCGCGACATTTCCCGCGCCGGCACGGAGATCTATGTCGCCCCCTGCTACAAGCTCACCTACGACGAGGACGGCTACTGCGTCAAGATGACGACCTGCGCCATTCCCGAGGACATCGCGGCGAAGCTCGCGGAGCTGAACAAGTAAACAGAGCGGGGGATATCCCCCGCTCTATCCTAAGGAAAGAGAGACAACGCCTATGGAAGATTTGGCTGTGAAGCTTCAGGAGGTCAAGGACCGCTCGCTCCGAAACGAGTGGCGCATCAAGCAGTTAGAGGTAGATCAGCGGGCGCTGAATGAATTGGCGCTGTTGGTCAAAGAGCTGGCGACCGACCAGACGAACATGAAGGAGGACATTGGCGAGATTAAGGCCAATGTGCGGAGCCTGACCGCCGTGCCGTCCAAGCGCTGGGAGAAGGTCGTGGAGCTGATGATCGCGACCGTCGTGGGCGCGTTCATGGCGTGGCTTTTGACAGGGGGCGCGGTATGAGGGACATCAAAGGCTCCACCTCGGAGGAGGTGCGCATGATCCGCGCCATCCAGCGCTCCGTCGGGGCGCTGGACAACGGCTGGATCGGCAACCAGACCTTGAGCGACATCGCCGCCAAGCTCGGCGCCGACTGCTGGCCCCTCAACGTCGAGCTGTACGGTCAGCCGACGCTCATCGCGCGGGACATCGAGCCTGTCAACATGAGCGGGCCGCTGCCGAAGAACGCGATCTCGGGGAGCTTTAGCTGGCAGGGTCAGCCGTGCAGCATCCTCGTGCGCGGCGGCAAGGTCGTGCGCGGCATGAGCTGTCACTATCCCCGCCCCGAGAGCGTGCTCTACAAGACCACGGACGGCGCGGTGCGCATTGCCCGCGTGTCCTCGGCGGCGGGCACGTCGCCGCCATCAACGGCGCGTGTAACAAGATCAACACACAGACGCGGCAGTTCTATGCCGTGCGGTTTCTGTAAAGGAGGCAGAAATGCAAAATCGAATTGCTAATCTTCTCACAGTCAAGAGCATCGTGACCATCGTGCTCACGGCGGTTTTCTCGGTGCTTGCCCTGCGCGGCAGCATCAGCGGGACGGAGTTTCTGACGATCTTCACGACCATCATCGCCTTCTACTTCGGCACGCAGACCGAGAAACGCAAAAATGAAGAAATTTCTTGAGACCATGACGGGCTGGGTCGGCGCTGTACGCGGCGATGCGGTGCATAAAAGCATCGTGGACGCCTACAACAGCTACCTCCCGCACCCGCGCGGCTACAAGCTCGCCTATTCGGACGACTACTGCGCGGCGATGGTGTCCGCGGCGGCGATCCTCTGCGGCCTGACGGAGGTCATTCCCGTCGAGTGCTCCTGCGGGGAGCAAATGCGCTGGTATCAAGCGCGCGGCCAATGGATTGAGGACGATGCGCACGTCCCCCAAATCGGCGAGCAGGTGTTTTACTACTGGAACGACCGCAAGGACTACGCCCTCACGGACTGCACCGGCGCGCCCAACCACACGGGCATCGTGACCGCCTGTGACGATCAGAGCTTCACGGTGTTCGAGGGCAACAAGGGTAAAGCTCACGAGTGCGGCTATCGGACGTTGGAAATCAACGGGCGGTATATTCGTGGCTTCGGCGTGCCGAAATACCCCGCGGACAAGACCGTGCTCACACGCGGCGACAAGGGCGCGGAAGTCAAGAAATTGCAGGAATTTCTCAATGTCTGCGGGTACGAGCTGGACGTGGACGGTTCATTCGGCTCCGCGACGCAGAAGGCATGGGGAGAATATGTTTACGCATACCTCGGAAAAATTCTAAAATAACGAAAGGAAAACGGGCGGGAGGCGTGCCTCCCCTCGCGTGAGCGCTCTGCAAGCCCCGGCGCACAGCATGGACAAGCAGCACCGAGCGATCCGGGCAAAATTATCCTCTATGGCCCCGCGGCAGGCCGTGGCATACATTCGGTCCTTTGAGCTTCCACCCGACGAAATGGCGTGCCTCGTCGAGTGCGACGTGCGGGGCCGCTCCTGCGTACAGGTGGCATTTGAAATGAATCTGTCGCCGGATACGGTCAAAAAGTATCGCCGAAAGGCGTACCGCAAAATCGCATCGGAAGTCTTTGAATAGGAAAAGAGCTTCACCAAACGGTGAGGCTCTTTTCCTTTATGGGAAGGGTATGAATGACGCATGGAGCACGTCGTGACAAAAAATTAGCATATTCCGTCAGAATTTGCAAGCGCAATCGTTCGACGAATTTCGCCGTACACTTTTCATCCCCTTTTCCGGCACTTTGGAAAAGGGGTTTTCTTGTACCATAAAGGCAGAAAAGGAGGTGCGCTGTATGTACGAACGGCTTTTAGCATTGGGCTTCACCGAGCAGATGGCGAGGGATATTTTGGTGCTGTTCCCCGAGCCGGACGAGCTGCGCACCTATGTCTATTTCGCGGAGCTGCTGCATGTATAGCTATTATAATCCGTCGCCTTATGGCAAGAACGTGGGGGACTGCACTGTCCGGGCGATCTCCAAAGCGACCGGAAAAGACTGGGGTGAAACGTATCTCGCGCTCGCCATACAAGGCTACTTAGACGGAGACATGCCGTCGGCCAACGCGACCTGGGGCGCGTATCTGCACTCCCTCGGCTATCGGCGCTACATCGTGCCGGACACCTGCCCTCTGTGTTACACCGTCGGGCAGTTTGCGGACGAGCATCCGGCAGGCACATACATTTTAGCCCTGTCCGGCCATGTGGTGTGCGTGCAGGACGGGACGATCTTTGATTCATGGGACAGCAGCAATGAGACTGTGCTCTATTTTTGGGTAAAGGAGACTGAATGACATGGCTTTTAATCCGTACTATCAAAACCCTTATTATCCACAGCCGATGCCGGACAACCTCATGCAGATGCGGCAGCAGCAGATGATGCAGCCCGCTCCGCCTCCCGTGCCGCAAAATCCTGTCGCGACCGGCGGCGTGCAATGGGTCAGCAGCGAGCAGGAGGCAAGAGGCTACCTGATCGCGCCCAACTCCGCTGTTGCGTTGTGGGATTCCACCGCCCCGACTGTGTACCTCAAGCAGTCCGACGCGAGCGGCAAGCCGACACTCAAGATTTATGACCTCGTAGAGCGCGCAGAAACGCCCCGTACAGCGCCGCAGGGAAAGGGCGTGGAATTTGTCACCCGCGAGGAGTTCGACCGTCTGGCGGCGCTTGTGGGCGAATTAAAGGGCAAGAAGAAGCGCAAGGTCGAGGAGGACGAAGACGATGAATAATCCGTTTTTCGGTGCTCTCGGCGGCGAACAGATGCCCGGACCGGTAGGCCAGTTCCAGCGCATGATGCAGCAGTTCAACCAGTTCAAAGCGAATTTCAAGGGCGACCCCAAAGCGGAGGTCGAAAAGCTCTTGCAGAGCGGTAGGCTGAACCAGCAACAACTCAATCAGCTACAGCAGATGGCGAAGCAGTTTCAAAGCCTGATGCAGTAAACATCAACATAAATCAACATCGTGGCCACGATTTGATGAATAAAAATTTTTCAAAGGAGTGATACTATGTCTCTTTCTGACGGCGGCGTTCAGGCCACTATGCCTGTTGCGCCAACCGGCATGATGAACAGCGGCTTTGGCGGCTTCGGCGGCGATGGCGCGTGGTGGATCATCATTCTTTTCCTGTTTGTGTTCTGCGGCTGGGGCGGCAACGGCTGGGGAAACAACGGCAATTCCGGCGGCGTGGTCGACGGCTACGTGCTGACCTCTGATTTTGCCAATGTCGAGCGCAAGATCGACAGTGTAAATCAGGGCCTTTGCGACGGGTTTTATCAGCAGGCGCAGCTTGTCAACGGCACCAACATGGCGATGGCAAACGGCTTTGCACAGGCCGAGCTTTCCCGCAGCAACCAGCAGGCGGCTCTCATGCAGCAGCTCAACGCCATGCAGATGCAGGCCGCTAATTGCTGCTGCGAAAACCGCGCAGCTATCGCCCAGGTGCGCTATGACATGGCGACGCAGGCGTGCGACACGCGCAACACCGTGCAGAACGCCACACGCGACATTATCGACGCGAACAACCAGAACAGCCGCGCCATCCTCGACTTCCTGACGCAGAGCAAGCTGTCCGACCTCCAGACCGAGAATCAGAATCTGAAACTGGCGGCATCTCAGGCCGCGCAGAACAACTATCTGATCTCGCAGCTGCGTCCGTGCCCTTCGCCTGCCTACATTACCTGTAACCCGTGGGCGGGCAGCGGTTACGGCGGCTGCGGCTGCAATCAGGGCTGCGGCTGCTGACAACTGCATAGCATAGCTTTTTGTTGGCGATGTTTTGTTGACGTCAACAAAATGTTCGGCCCCGTGCCGATACTGACACCAACGCGGCGGGGCTATTGCCTCGCCGCTGTATTTTAATTGCCTCGATTTCGAGGCATATGAAAGGACTGATTATTTTGGCAGAGTACACAAACGCGAATATTGTGAGCGTAGCCGCAGGCCAGAACGTTCCCTTGACCGAAACGGCGGTCAACAGCAAGCCGTGTATCGTGCATCGTCAGGGCGCAGGCATTGTCACGCTGCGCGGCCTCACCAATCAAAACCGCGCCCTGTTTAGGGTCTCCTTTGGCGGCAACATCGCTATTCCCACCGGAGGCACGGTCGAGGCCATCACGGCGGCGCTTGCCATCAACGGAGAGCCGTTGACCAGCGCAACGGCGACTGTTACGCCTGCGGCGGTAGGAAACTACTTTAACATTTATGTTTCCGCGCAGGTCTGCGTCCCGAAGGGCTGCTGCCTGACGGTCGCAATGGAAAACACCAGCGCTCAGGCCGTCAACTTCGCGAACTCGAACCTGACGGTTGAGAGAATCGCGTGAAAGGAGAATGAACATGAGTAAGAAAGCAATGTATGATCTGCGCGATATGCTCTGCAAGGAGCTGGACGAGATCAGCCGCAAGGGCGAGCTGGGCGCGGGCGATCTCGAAATCGCGCACAAGCTGACCGACACCATCAAGAACATCGACAAGATCGAGATGATGGAAGACGACGGTTATTCTCGCGACGGAGACTATTCCAGCGACGGTGATTATTCTCGCGGCGGCGACTGGCAGGCCGATATGCGCGGCACTTACGGCAGGGGCAGCTCCTATGCTCGCCGCGGCACGCATTATGTCCGCGGGCACTACAGCCGCGCCGACAGCATGGAGCACCTGCGCGAGCAGATCAACGACATGATGCGCGAGACGGACGACGACCGCGTAAAGGAAGCGCTGCGTCGCGCCGCGAGCCTGATGGAGGAATAAAGGGGGTGCGTCCCCTATGGTCGACGAGAATGAGGTCAAGCGCTGGATAGCTCGCCTTGAAACGGAGGAATCAAGCTGGACAAACTATGAGCGCCTTGCCGTGTTGTATGCCATCCGTGACCAGCAAAGCGGCAGCAGAGAGAAGGCTTTGCCAATGGCATACTCCGCGGCGCCCGCGCCGGTTAGCGTCGAAACATACGGCGACAGCGATTTTTTGCGCGCAGTGGCAGATGTTTCACCGGACAAGGCGTGGGAGATCATGGACGAGCTGATGGACAGCTTGAAAATCGTAAACGAGCGCGTGTACAACAGCGTGATGCGGAAGCTCGAAAAATAAGAACACCCCCGTCGTAAGGCGGGGGATTCTTTTGGGCAAAATTTACCTTTGGGAACACCAAGGGCAAATATGCCTAACGTGGCGTTACAAAAAACGCGCCGTCGTCATCTGCGTCAATTCTCCGGATAAAGCGCGTCCAGAATTCCTTTTTCTCTTCCCGGGAATAAGTGTCATATTCAGCAAGTCCATTTCGGAGCGCGTCAAGGTTTGTCTTCGGCTTTTCCTCTACCGCTTCAATGGATTTCTTTAATGTGGTGTACTCTTTCTTGTATTCGTCCAACTCGATCAAGTCGTTAAGATAAAGCGTTTTCAACTTACCCATTTTCTTGCGTATCGCGTCCGCGCTTTGCGTGGGCTTTTTTTCTGCCTTTTTGTAATAGCGATTGTTTCGCTCGGCAATCCCCTCAAGCTCATGCAATAAATAATCTTCCAACGCGTCTTCGCGAACCCTCTTTTTGTGCTGGCACGCGGAGTTGTCAAGCATTCGCGTCCGGCATCGGTAGTAGGTATAAATCTGCTTTGCCGTTTCCGACTGCATCGTTTTTCCACACTCTTTGCAATGCAACAAGCCCGAGAATAAATAAACTCGATCTGTCTCAACTCCCGCGCAGCGCTGCGACCGCTGGCGAAGAATATCATTTACAATGTCAAAATCCTGCTTGCTCACCAGGGCGGGGCAAGCGTTCTCGATGCCGTACACCTCGCCGATATAAAGCCGGTTCCGAAAATAGTTTACATACTTGGTATACGCCCTGTCAACCCCCCACGTCTCGAGCATATACTTTTTTACGCCCAGCACGCTTTGCAGTCTGACATACGCCGCAAACATATCTCGCGCGGCATCTGCCGTATCGTTATCAATCTGGTATTTCCTGTCCTTGATGATATACCCTAAAGGGGCTTTTGACCCTGCCGGTTGGCCTTTTGCACGCTTGCCGTCGTTGATAAATTTGACTCGCTCGCTTGCGCGGTCGGCCTCGTCCTGCGCGACAGACAACATGATGTTGACCTTTAAGCGCCCCGACGCGGTGCGCGTCTCATAGTCCTCTTCCGTTGCTTGCCATGTCACTCCGTATTTGTCCAGCTGCGTCTGTACATCGTAGTACCCGGCAACGTTTCGAAACCAGCGATCGAGCTTGATAAACAGGATCGTGTCTACCTTCCCAGCCTTGCAATCGTCCAGCAGTTGCAGGAGCGCAGGGCGCTTTTTGTACGGTTTTCGCGCGGATATGCCCGCGTCCTCATATATGCCAACCACGGTCATTTTATTTGCTTTGGCATATCTTATCAGCGCGTCACGCTGCTCTTGCAGGGACAGCCCATGCCGCGCCTGCTCCTCGCTCGTGACGCGGATATACAATGCCACTCTCATCGAATCCCCCTCCAAAATCCGTAATCTATACAATGAAAATCAATGTACACGCACCACGCAGCGAGAAAAACGATGATAACAAACATTACAGCAATCGCGCCGTTGCGGATATGGACACCACGCCGCATGATCTCAATCATGTCTGCTTTTGCATCAACATGGCGTTCCAGCTCATCATTCCGCGCTTGCAAAGTTTCCTCGGTCGGCGTCAAGTGTTCGGAAATTCCGAACACCTCATCAAGGGATATCCCAAGCGCTTTGCAGATCGGCGCGACGGTGTAGATCGACGGAGATTTAGAAAACTTGGAAAAGAAGTTCTGCACGGTGGACAGCGGCACGCCGGAAGCGTCGGAAATGTCTTGATAGGTCAGTTTCAATTCTTCTTTACGGATTCTGCACACTTCTTGAATGTTCATTTACGTCACCTTAATCTTTTTCGATTTTCGCACCGCGAAGTCGCAAGATGAGGGCTTGTCGAACCGCGTCGAGCGCTGTCTTATTGCAATGTTTCGGTGTTGAATTACCAAGGTAAAGCGCGATAAGGTCAAAGCAAGCAGCGGCGACCGCTTCCCGCTGGCTGCAAAAAGGCACTGCCGTTTGTTGCAGAGGGCGGCAGTGCCTTTAGTTACTTATTGCTTCTCAAGTTTTACAGTCTGCGTAACTCCCATAGCAGACACTTCGTAACTGATTACGCCGCCCTGATAGGTAAACGTCTTGGTGTCATCGCCGCTGGCGAGAATTGCCATATCGGTCTGGTCTTTATCATTTTCCGATTCCCAGGTGTACGGCTCATCCGCCGTGGTAGGGGCATCGAAAGAACCGGCCCAATAGAGGGCTTTTGTGTCTCCGTTATCAGATACCCAATACACCTCAATGGCATCTCCGGCAATGGTAGCGGCCTGCCATGCGTCCTCTGCATTGCTGTTTGTCTGCTTCCATTCTCCAACGAGATCGGGCGGAGTTGCCGGCTCGTTTTCGGGCTCGGTCTGATTCGTTTTCCCGCAGGCGGTTAAAATACCGAACGCGAGAACCGAAGACAGCGCGATAAGCAAAAACTTTTTCATCTCGACTCTCCATTTTTTATATTTTCGACTGCACAAAGTGCAATAATCGACATATAGTAAAATAAAAAGTGATCCTGCGGCTGCGCGCTGCTCCACAATATTTCTTAATTGTTGCACAGCACCGTGCAGCAAACGCCTGTTGTGGGAATAGGTATGAATACCGAAAAGGAGGTCAAAGCATGGACGCACAGGTGCAAGCGGCGGCGGCGCTTTATCTGCTCCTAACGCCGAAGCAGAAAGACGAAATGCTCGCGCTGATTGAGCGCATCCTCGCGGAAGAGGAGCAAAAAATAGCCTTAGAGCCAAACGGAGGGACGCAAGATGTTGTGTAACGACGCGAAATGTGATACAATAATTAGAGAAAAGCTGAAAGAAAAAATTCTCACTATGAGCGATGCGCAGCAAAACGCATTGTTACTTGCTGCGCGCGAGATCAGGAGAAAATCGAAAGAACAAAGGAGAGAACTTTATGAAAATGCTCAACAAACAAGGTAAGCAAAACGCTTGTGACGCTGGAGAATCCGGCAACGACAAAGTCGTGCTTTCTCTGCTTTTGGCGATCAATGACCGCCTGTCTCTCCTTCCGGTCATTCTCGGCCTGTTGGTAGGCAACATATTGGCGAAGCTCATCGATGCGCTTTTCTTCTAATTTCTTGAGCTGCCCGGCTGCGGACTCTTCCTCGCTGATATGGCAGATCTCAAACCCGTCCTTCAACCAATCGTTCATCGCTTGCTCATCAAAAACTGCGCATAGCGCAACAACTCGTTCAGCTCGGCGCCGGTCGCCATGTCGATAAAATCAAACAGCTCTTGAACGGTAGGACTTACGCCCTTGGTCTTCGGATCGGGGGCGCTTTCTTTTTCTTCTCCGTCCCCATAAAGGAGATATTCAGAAGTGACGCCCAAAAATCTTGCAATTTTCTCTATATTTTTCATTTTGGGGCGCGTTTTCCCTGTGTTCCAATTGGAATACGATGCAGAAGTTAGATTACATTTTTCGTAAAACTCTGCTTTAGAAATGTTTTTCTTAGCAAGCAAAGCATTTATTCTTGTAACAATTGGCGATCTATCCAAAAAATCACCGCCTAGTTTGGCTAATTTTTAACTAGCAAAATTCTACGTTTTTCTTGACAAACTAGTATTACTAGCTTATACTAGTTAGCATAAAGGGTAACAAAAATCCAAGCCCCCTTACATTTAGCGGACTGCGAAAAAATATTATGATCGTTGGCACCTTTATAATATCACAGTTTGCCAAGTTGTCAAGGGAAACTTAGTTTTTCTTGCTCTTTCGCTAAGTTTTTTAGTTTGCATAAAGAAATGGAGGTGAAATCATGAGCTTTCGCAGCGCTCGATTGGCTGCCGGCCTGAGCGTCCAGCAGGTGATCGAGAAGTTGAAGGTATCCGACGCAGCGGTATATATGTGGGAGACCGGACAGCAGCACCCCCGCGCAAGCCGCTTGCCGGAGGTCGCCGCGCTCTACGGCTGCACGGTGGACGAGCTTTTGAAGCCCGATGAAAAGTAAAAAAATGCCCCGCCCAATGTTGCAGCATCGAGCGGGGCGGGTGGGACAAATCTCATCACAAGATATTGTGTCCGTGCTTATTGTAGCACGGAAGAAAGGAAAAGGCAATGAGAAAAAAGCCTGAATACAAGATTATCTGGGTCACGCCCCCTGACCCTGTAAAGCTGGGGACGATCATGGGCGAGATTTACGCGCGCGGTCGCGGCCTTGAGTTTGTCGGCCTTGTGCCGAACGAGAAGAAGGGAGAAAAGGCGTGAACACCTTTTTGATTTTTGTCGGCGTCGCGACCATCTCTTGTCAGCTCGTGCGCCTGATCGTGTGGCTGGATACGCCGAGGGCAAAGCGATGAGAAACGACCGACGCACCCGCGAGCAGCGCAAGGCCGACGCCTCGGCGCGCATCGCCGCCGTCTGCCTGTTCCTCGCGGTGCTGCTGATCCTCTTTGCGGTGCTGACGGTCAAGACCACCGGGCAGCCGTACAAGGGCGAGCCGCCGGTCATCGAAGACAAGTTCCCCGGTGAGGACAAGCCCGCAGAGGGGAGCGCGGTGATCGACATCGGCGAACCGCTCGGCGAGTTCCGTCTGACCGCCTATTGCCCGTGCGCGAAGTGCTGCGGCAAGTGGGCGAACGGCATCACGGCGACCGGCACAACCGCCACCGAGGGGCGAACGATCGCGGTTGACCCCGCGCTCATCCCTTACGGCGCGACCGTCACCGTCTACTTTGCCGACGGCACGAGCCATACATACACCGCCGAGGACTGCGGCGGCGCGATCAAGGAAAACCGAATCGACGTATTCTTTGACGACCATCAGGCCGCGCGGGAGTTTGGCGTTCAAACCGCTTATGTTTATATGGAGGAAAACAATGGATAATTTGAACGGCTACAAAGCCTTTGAACCCGGCATGATCTGCAAAGGGAAACAGTATCAGGAAAACACAGACTATGAAGAAGAGGGCGGCGAGATTTGTGAAAAAGGTATGATGCATTATTGCGTTAATCCTTTTGAGGTGCTTAATTTTTACCCGCTTGTAAATGATAGCGGGAAAGTCAGCGACTTTGCAGCAGTTAAATCTTTGGAAGAGCCCGTATCGGGTGATAACGGGGAATTCGCCACGAAAAAGCTTCACATTGGCGTAAAGCTCGGCTTGCCCGGATTTGTCAAAGCTTGCATTGATTATCTCAAGGAAGAAACAATTGTAAACGCGCCAAATTCTACCGGCAGCAGCGGCGACTCCGCCCAGATCGGCAGCAGCGGCAACTACGCCCAGATCGGCAGCAGCGGCAACTACGCCAAGATCGGCAGCAGCGGCGACTTCGCCAAGATCGGCAGCAGCGGCAACTACGCCCAGATCGTCAGCAGCGGCTACTACGCCAAGATCGGCAGCAGCGGCGACTCCGCCCAGATCGGCAGCAGCGGCAACTACGCCCAGATCGGCAGCAGCGGCAACTACGCCCAGATCGGCAGCAGCGGCGACTCCGCCCAGATCGGCAGCAGCGGCTACTACGCCCAGATCGGCAGCAGCGGCGACTCCGCCCAGATCGGCAGCAGCGGCTACTACGCCAAGATTGAAAGTGCAGGGGAAGATTCGGTTATCTGCTGCGCAGGTCACGGCTCTGCTGTTAACGCAAAAGCGGGGAGCTGGATTACTCTTGCTGAATGGGAATATTCCGAAGCCAAGAATGGGTGCGTTCCAAAATGCGTTAAGACCGAGTATGTTGACGGCGAGCGGATCAAGGCTGATACATGGTACAAACTTATTGATGGAGAGTTTACCGAGGTGTCGCCATGACGGACGATATTATCACTCTGCGAAACTATCTTCGCGTCGGCGCTCAGAACGCGCTGTGCCGTTGGCAGCTCTGCGAAATGACCGGCTGGACAGACCGGCACTTGCGCAAGGTGATCGAGGCGGCACGATGCGAGGAGGACGGCGAGGAATACTGCATTATGAACTTTGGCAAGGGCTACTACTTGTCAAACGACCCGGCAGAAGCCGAGGTGCTCCGCAAGATCGAGATGGCGCGGATAGCATCCATTGTCGGGCGGACATACGGCCTGTCGGAGATGATACGGAAAGCGGGGAGGTCGTAATTTACATGGTTTACAAATGCGAAGCCTGCCACGCGATCTTCTTTGAGCCGTACACTTATCAGGTACGCGAGAACCTTGACGGCGAGAACGGCATAGAAACGCGGACGGTCGCCGAGTGCCCGTTCTGCGGCGAGGAATGGTTTGAGGAAATGGAGGAGACTGAAGATGGTAACGAAGATACCGATTGACGGCATGAGCCGCGAGGAATGGCTTGCGGAGCGCCGGAAGAGCCTCGGCGGCAGCGACATGGGCGCTGTGCTGGGACTGAACAAATACCGCTCCCCGTATGCGGTGTGGGCGGAGAAAACGGGGCTGATCGGCGAGACGCCCGACAATGAAGCCATGCGGCAGGGCCGCGATCTGGAGGAGTATGCCGCGTGCCGCTTCGAGGAGGCAAGCGATAAGGTCGTCCGGCGCGTGAATTACATTCTGCGCAACGACGACGCGCCGCATCTCCATGCGAACATCGACCGCCGCATTCTCAAGGAGAGCGCCGGTCTGGAGTGCAAGACCGCCTCGGCATTGAGCATGAAAAACTATGTGGGCGGCGAATTCCCTGAAAGCTACTACGCGCAATGCGTGACCTACCTCGCCGTGACCGGCTGGAAGCGCTGGTATCTGGCGGCGCTGGTGCTGAACAAGGCTTTTTTCATCTATCAGGTCACGACCGTGCCGGACGACGAATGCCCCGCGTGGTGCGAGAGCAGCGTCTATGTCTCGCCGGACGAGATCGCGGCGCTCAAACGCTGCGCGGCGGACTTCTGGACGGCTCATGTTGAGACCGGAGAGCCGCCCGCTCCGGACGGCGCAGAGGGCACCACGGAAATGCTGGAAACGATCTACGCCGGAGGCGGCGGCTGCGTAGAGCTGTTTGGCAGAGAGACCGCGCTCGCGCAGTATTTTGAGCTGATCGGCGAAAAGAAGGAGATGGAAACGCGCATCGAGACCATCAAGCAGACCATTATGCAGGACATGGGCGACGCGGAAAGCGCCGAGTGCGGGCGCTATTCCGTTTCGTGGGCGGCGCAGAGCCGCTCCACCTTTGACGCAAAGGCATTCGCGAAAGACCATCCCGACGCAGACCTCGGCAAGTATTACAAGCAAACCACATTCAGAAGATTTTCGATTAAGGAGGGCAAAGCATCATGAAAGAGGGACTTATCCAGAACGCGCAGACCACGCAGGCCGTGAAAAGCGGCAAGCCGCTGACCATGCAGGACTACATTAAGAAGATGGAGGGCGAGATCGAAAAGGCGCTGCCGAGCGTCATTACGCCGGAACGCTTCACCCGCATCACGCTCTCCGCGCTCAGCGCGAACAAGCAGCTCGCGCAGACCACACCGCAGAGTTTCCTCGGCGCGATGATGACCGCCGCGCAGCTCGGCATGGAGCCGAACACCCCGCTCGGACAGGCGTACCTGATCCCCTACAAGAACCACGGCACATTGGAGTGTCAGTTCCAGCTCGGCTATAAAGGCCTCATTGATCTGGCGTACCGCAGCGGCGAGGTCAACATCATTCAGGCGCAGGTGGTCTATGAGAACGACGAGTTCGAATATTCCTTCGGTCTGGAACCGAAACTCACCCACCGCCCCGCGAGCGGCGAGCGCGGAGAGCCGCGCTTCGTCTACGCCATGTTCCGCACAAAGGACGGCGGCATGGGCTACGATGTGATGAGCGTGGAGGACATTCGCGCCCACGCGAAACGCTTTTCCAAGGCATACAGCAATGGCCCGTGGCAGACCAACTTTGAGGAAATGGCGAAGAAAACTGTTTTGAAGCGCGTGCTGAAATACGCCCCGCTCAAGAGCGATTTCGTCCGCGCGGTGGCAGCGGACGAGACCGTCAAGACGAAGATCGACGCGGATATGTATTCCGTGCCGGACGAGACCGTGATCGAGGCGGAGGGCTACGAGGTAGACGAAAGCACCGGCGAAGTGATCGACAGCGAACAGGCGGCGGAGCAGTAATGCTCCCCGCCGGAGGAGACAGCTATGATACCTTGGGTACAAGTTTACAGCAACCAGCGCCAGCGCCATGACGCGCTGAAGGGCTGGACACGGGAGAACATGATTTACAGGAAAAACAGGGAGGAATTGAAATGAGCTTGAACAGAACCAGCGTCATGGGACGCATTGGAAAGGACCTTGAGCTGCGCCGCACGCAGAGCGGCAAGGCGGTCACCAGCTTTCCCATCGCCGTCGACCGCGACGGTAAGGATGCCGGAACGGACTGGTTTGATGTGGTCGCGTGGGAGCGCACGGCGGAGTTTGCCGCGCAATACTGCGCCAAGGGGCGCAAGGTGGTGGTGGACGGTCGCTTGCAGGCACGAGACTGGACCGACAAGGACGGCAATAAGCGCCGCGCGGTCGAGATAATCGCCAATAGCGTGTACTTTGCCGACAGCAAGCCGCAGGAGGGTCCTGCTTCATACAGTCCTGCTTCATACAGCCCCGCATCAAGCAGCCCGGGCGAGTTTGCAGAGATCGAGGACGACGGGGACCTTCCGTTTTGATGGAGGTGCGGTGTGAAGTACGACGCTTTGATTTACGATTGCGAGAATATCTTTGATGTAGATGATCCGGCACATAATATGATCCACATCGATGGCCTCTCGCAACCAGAAGCAGATGACCTTTGCGACATTATGACCCAGCACGGCGTATCAATTTGCCTGCTCCCCTATAAGGAGTGAGCGAATGGCGGATATGACTTACATCAAGCTGTTTGTCGATTACTTAGACGCAATAGAGCCACTCGGTGACGCTGAGAGGGGGAGGCTTTTCACTTCCTTGTTAGAATACGCAAGGACGGGCGAAGCCCCGCAGCTTGGCGGGAACGAACGGTTTCTTTTCCCTATGATGAGGGCGCAGATCGACAGGGACAACGCTGCAATGGCGGGATTATCCGAGGCGCGAAGCAAGGCCGGGAAGATCGGAGCCGAAGCAAAACAAGCAAATGCAGGATTTGCTAGGCAAAACAAGCAAATGCCAAATTTGCCAAGCAAATCAAGCTATGACAAAGACAAAGACAAAGACAAAGACAAAGACAAAGACAAAGACAAAGACAAAGACGAGAGTATTACGCGCGCGAGGCGCTTTACCCCTCCCACTTTGGACGATGTTTTGGCTTATGTTCGGGAACGCGGTTCAGACGTAGACCCGCAACGGTTTCTTGATTTCTACGCATCCAAAGGCTGGATGGTAGGCAAGAATCCGATGAAGGACTGGAAAGCCGCTGTGCGAACATGGGAAAAGCGCGAGGATACGGGCAACAACTCCAATCCAACGATTGGAAACAATGCGTGGATGAAAGAATACCTGTGAGGAGGAGACATGACAGAATACACCAACACGCCGATCCTGCCCGAGAAAGCCAAAGAGTTGATGTCCCTTGACACCGAGTACAAGGAGATCATCACCTACGGCAAGATCGAGGAGTGGTTCACAGCATGGGACGGGAAAGTCTATGTGAGCTTTTCCGGCGGCAAGGATTCAACCGTGCTGGCCTACCTTGCCGCAAACTGGCTCTCACATTTCCGCACGCCGCCGTGGCCGCTGAATCTCGTATTTGTCAATACGGGGCTGGAATATCCAGAAATTCAGCGGTTCGTAAACGAATATACGGACTGGCTGCGGAGGGAGTTTCCCCGCGTGACTGTCAATCTTGTACGCCTGCGTCCGAAGATGAATATCCGGCAGGTGGTGCGGAAGTACGGGTATAGCGTCGTGAGCAAAGAAGTGTCCGCATACGTAGGAAATGCTCGCATCAATCCAAATGGGAAATCGGCACAGCGTTTACGCGGGGAATACCTCGATAAAAATGGAGAAAAATCCCCGTACAACTGCGAAAAGTGGGTGGATTTAGTTCATGCGCCGTTTCTCGTGTCGGATTCATGCTGCAAGGTGATGGAAAAGGGGCCCATGCACAAGTTCGAGGTCAAAACAGGGCGCCAACCCATGACAGCGTTGATGGCGGAAGAAAGTCGGCTGCGCATGCTGAAATGGCAACGCACAGGCTGCAACGCCTTTGAGGGCAAGCGCCCGATGGGAAAGCCCATGAGCTTTTGGACGGAGCAGGACGTGCTGCGATTCATCGTAGATCGGCATATCCCTATCGCAAGTGTCTACGGCGATATCGTAGCCAGTGACGGTGATAACGACTATGCGGAAACGCTGATCGACTGCAAGCTGCACTGCACAGGCTGCCAACGCACGGGGTGTATGTTCTGCGCGTTCGGTGCGCATCTCGAAAAGGGAGAAAACCGGTTTGAGCGCATGAAACACACGCACCCAAAGCACTATGAGTTTTGCATCGGCGGCGGGGAATGGGACACGGACGGGCTATGGAAACCCAATGAAAAGGGGCTTGGCTATGGTCGGGTGCTGGATTACATCGGAGTGAGGTATTGAGATGAAGGGAGGAATTATGAGAGATACAAACCTCGTAAATGCGTTGCGTGAGCACGCAGAATGGGCGGAGGGGAACCAGTGGGAAATGCCCATTACCCTGTGCGACGATCTGGCGGCTGCCGCTGACTTGATCGAGGCGCAGGCGAATGAGATTGACGCATTGCGGAACGAACTGTGCCTGAAATGCGGAAACTACACGCTGGCCAATGAGGGGGCTTGTAACGGATGTCGTTGGAGGAGGTAGAGTGAGATGGAAATGAAAATCGGCTATATCATAGTGTATGACCTCAAGATGAACCCACATCTTACTGAAAAGTTCAAGTTTCGAGAGGCGGCATTTACCCGCCGCATTACAAGCAAAGGCGACCGCGTGTATTCTAAGATGCTTCAATTCCCTGTGGATTACGAAGAAATCGTAGACAACGCGAATATCATGAAGAAGAACCCACAGCTTATTTTGACGAGAGAGCCATTTCTACTCGACGACGAACTAAAAGAAAAGGTTACTAAATGGGTTGAGTGGGCTAACAAGGCAGACTCAAGTGAGTACGACCCGTTTGCAAAGCAGGAGGTGGAGTGATGGTTATCCCCAATTACATTCGCTCAAAGATGCACCTATGCGCCAGCCACGCTAGTCAGGCAGCAAAATACGGTCTTGAGGTTGCTAATTGGCTTGAGAAACACGGCGTTGATGTCGAGTCCATTAGCGATGGCGACGGTACATCATTCGATGAACTGTTGTATGGTAATGACGTGACTGACGAACTGTGTCACCGCATTGAGAAAATGGGGGTGGAGTGATGGAACGGCTGACATACCGCGGAGATTATGCCCGCTTGCGCGAGCTTGCCGAGGCCGACAAGGACGGGCGGCTGGTGGTGCTGCCGTGCAAGGTGGGTGATACGGTATATTTCAGGACCTACGACTGCAACGGGACGGTAGACCTTGGCATTCAGCCCCACAAGGTCACGGCCATTGTGGGGCGCGCAATTGTCAGTGGGAGGTATACCGATGCCGTGCTGTTGCCGGGCCAGTATGGAGTAAGCTGGTTTCTCACCCGCGAGGAGGCGGAGGAAGCATTGGAGGCGATGAAGGATGAATAAGGCTGTTATGCTGAGCATCCGCCCCAAGTGGTGTGAAAAGATTGCCAGCGGCGAAAAGACGATTGAGGTGCGCAAGACGCGGCCAAAGCTGGAAACACCGTTCAAGTGCTATATCTACTGCACAGTGGAAATGGCCGGGTATGATGCGCTCTGGGTTCTGGACGCTCCAACAAGAGAAAAATACTCGTTTATGGCGGTAGCTGCTTACTTAGAGAATCCAAAAGGTGCAAATAAAGGAAACGGCAAGGTCATTGGCGAGTTCACCTGTGACCGGATTTATGAGCTTGCGCCCCTCAACCATGCACCGGATGACGTAGAAACGCAAGCCTGCCTGACACGGGAAGAGATTGTGAACTACATAAAGGGAACCGGCTACGGCTGGCACATCGTCGATCTGCGCATTTATGACCAGCCTCGGGAGTTGACGGAGTTCCGGCGGTCTTGTCCTAATGACCTATTCTGTGAGTCCTGCGCCATGTACAGCAACAACAACGGTATCTGCAACAATGGGGTTTTGCCGCTTCGACGCCCGCCCCAGAGCTGGTGCTATGTGGAGGAGGGCTGACAATGGCTGAATACATTAAGCGGGAAGCATTGGTGCATAGGCTAAAAAGTCCGTATTTGTTTAATATTACCCAAAGAATTTTTGATATTATATCGGAAATTCCAGCCGCCGACGTGGCCCCGGTGGTGCATGGGCGGTGGGATGATTCCGGGAGATATACGTTTCCGAGTGGTGCCACAGCTGTCAGGTGTACCAACTGCGGCTGCGCACTGACAGAGAGCGAGTATCGCTTGAACAACTGGAATTACTGCCCTGTATGCGGGGCCAAGATGGACGGAGGCGGTGACGCATGAACAACTGCGAATCCTGTCTCTACTATCCGCCCAGTTCCTGCGATGGAAAGCCGTGCTGTGTCTGTTGTGATACGGATGATCCCGAGTTAAGTTGCTATATCGAGCGGAAGGAGGACGCATGATCCGCATCATCATCGACATCGAAGACTACGGCGACAAGCTGGCGACCAAGGAGGCCGTGGCAATGGCGCTTGAGCAGTTCGGCAAGGTGCGCGTGGTCATGGTGACAGACGGGAGGGGGAAATGAGCCTGACGGCATCTGACCTTGCACGTCTTGGGCCTGCGGCACAAAAACAGGTGGTTGAAAAGGTACTTGCTCAAAAAACGGGAAAGTACCACAACCGCAAAACCGTGCGGCATGGTATTACGTTTGACAGCAAGCACGAGGCAGACCGCTATGATGAGCTGCGGCTGCTTCTGAAAGCGGGGAAAATACACGATTTGAAGCTACAGCAGACATACAAGCTCGTGGGGGCGCAGAGAACGCCCACAGGAGCCGCTGTGCGAGCAGTTACATACATAGCCGACTTCGTGTATACCCGTGACGGGAAAACGATTGTAGAGGACGCAAAGGGCTTTAAGACAAAGGATTATATCATCAAGAAAAAACTGATGCTGGAGCGATTCGGCATATGGGTGGAGGAAGTATAAATGGCAGAACAAAGTTCGACGCTTTGCTGGTCGTGCAAATACGCCTGCGGGAAATGTCCTTGGTCGGAATGCGACAAGGAAACGCGGAAGCTGAAGTGGCAGCCGGTGGAAGGTTGGCGCGCGATCAGAACAAAGGTTTTGATGAATTCTTGCGGCGGCGCTCGCAGGCATTACGAAACAAGCTACATTGTCACGGCCTGTCCGCAGTACGAGGTGGGATGAAATGAGCTGCTTTAACTGTCAGGAGCGGCACGTCGGCTGTCATTCGACCTGTGAACGATACGCTGCGTGGCTGCAAGAAAAGAAAGAGGCAAAAAACAACGAAACGGCCAGCATAGCCGAAGAAAGCACGATGATCAATTACATTCAGAGGTCAAAAGACCGATACAAACGGAGGGTGGGGAGAAAATGATCGAATTTCCCTATTGCGTCTATCCGGCGCTGAAAAAGGTTTTCTGCGAGCGACAGTACACGCGCCGCCAGCTTGCCGATGCGGTAGGCATTTCCAAAAGCAACATCTGGTGGTGGCTGTCGGGCAACAATCAGCACACCATCGACGTGATCAAAGGCATCCTCAGAGAGAGCGGCCTGACATTTGAGGAAGCGTTCGGAGGTGCGGAATGAAGGTAGGCGACAAGGTGCGGGTGCAGTTTATGACGGTGCCGGAGGAGTTTCCGGGCAAGGCGCGCGGCGAAAAGATGTACCCGATCCGCGCCGGCGTGGTGACGTACATCCATCCGCAGAGGCGCTATGTGACCGTGGCGATCATGGTAGACGGCAAGGAGATCAAAGAAAGTTTCCGACCAGAGGAGGTGCTGGCATGAACGCGTTTCCCGAGCGTTTGAAGCGCTTACGGGAGAGAAAGAGAATAAAGCAATATGTCCTATCTGAACTGTGCGGTCTGCACCGTGACGCGGTGAGGCGGTACGAGGCGGGTGAGGCTACGCCCACAACGGACGCATTGGAAAGCATCGCCGACAAGTTCGGGGTGTCGGTCGATTATCTGCTCGGAAGGACAGATAATCCGATGACCGTGGACGATTATCTAAAAAAATTTTGAAAATTCCCCTTTTAAGGGGAAAAATAAGAAAAACCTATGCGAAAATAGAGGCGTGATGGGGCGAGGCTCTTCACGCCTCCGCGTTTTCATCTGTTCCCGCCTCCTCCCTTGATAGCCCGCCCTTCGGGGCGGGCAGTTGAGGGCAAAAATGACAGGACTCCACGCACTTCTCAACGATGTGGCCCAGGGAAGACATATGCAGATGTGGCGGAATAGGTAGACGCTGCAAGGGTATGTGACTTAAATAAGCGCAACGGAATGCTCACGTATTGGGGTTAAGTAGCTACCTCGGATCGCGCATAAAGCTTGCTGCGGACTGTTTAAGCATGTGAGGTGCAAATCCTCACCATCTGCACGAGAGGCCGGGTCGCTCCCGGATGATGTGAGAGTACGCAGAACGCCTCACAGAGAATGACAATGCCTGCTGAAAACTGCGCCAGAGTTCCGCAACCGGGGCCGATACGCGGCGTGTGACAATCTAAGCGGGAACTGCACATACACGGCATAGGTGTCCCGTAAGGGGAGAACACAGCGAGCGACGGGGACTTTCCCCGAAGCGCTAAAGCAGGGCAGGACTGCAATGCCGTACCAAAAGAGGAGAGCCGCTGCCTTTGGCAATGGGCAAAGCCCGCCTGAAAATGCGGCAATAATGGTTCGCGTGAGCATGGGGTGAGCGATTAAATCAGGCCAAATCGGCGATAACACCGGGCGAGCCTGAGCCAGTAAGTGTATGCCCATTGGGGCGGGTAAAGTCTGCTATGTAAGGCCAAGAAGCGGGGGCTGGTAGCAAAAAAATAATTTGACAACGCTTATCGGCGTATCAAAGCGGCAATAGACTGTGACGGGCGGATGAAATTAGACCGCAGCACGACAGCAATTAACGCAAGGAATGTAAGCAGAAGCAAAGCAAATGTAAGCAATTGCAAGCAAAATGTTTACATCGCATAGCTCAGAGAAAGAAAAGAAAAGCCCCCTTGTTTCCCCCTCTCTTCTTCTCCCCCTTGCAACCCCCGTATTATTTTACCCCCTATAATCCCCCAAAAGAAAAGAGAGAGAGCGACATTTTGCGCGCGAGAGCGACGAGGTGATGACATGGCTGCGCGTCTGACAGACCGGCAGAAAAAGAAAATACTGGCGGACTATGTAGAGTTGCAGTCATATAACGCTGTGGGCAAGAAAAACGGCGTAGCAGGCAACACCGTAAAGCGCATTGTCGCCGAAAGTCAAGGAATTGCAGAAAAAATAGAACAAAAAAAGGCTCAAAACACCGCAGACATCATCGAGCATATGGAGAAACAACGGAAAGCCGTATGTGACATTCTCGATGCTGGACTTGAAGTGTTGCCGGAGAAGATACGAAACGCGAGGACGGCATCGGAAGTGACCACGGCGATGGGGACGCTGATCGACAAGTGGGCGATGATCGGCGGCAGTCCTGCCGACACGGTGAAGGAAGATGCTCTCAGTCAGAGCCTGCGCGAAATAGCAGAAGGGCTGGAAAGCGATGATTAGTGCAAAACAGCAGAAGATCCTTGCCTTTCCATATTCCAAGTATGACGCGCTGATCTGTGACGGCGCTGTGCGTTCCGGCAAGACCTCCATCATGATGTGGGCGTTTGTCCGCTGGGCGATGGAGAATTTCAGCGGTCAGCGCTTCGGCGTGTGTGGCCGCACGGTGGATAGCTGCACCAAGAACATCATCGTTCCGTTCACGGCGATGAGCCTTGCAAAGGAACGCTATATTATCCGCTGGCGGCGCGGTGACAAGGTGATGGAAGTGCGGCGCGGAGCCGTCACAAATTATTTTGAGGTGTTCGGGGGCAAAGATGAGGCCAGCTACACGCTAATCCAAGGCCGCACGCTGGCGGGTGTTCTGCTGGACGAGGTAGTGCTGATGCCGCGTTCGTTCGTGGAACAGGCATTGACCCGCTGCTCGGTAGACGGGGCAAAGTTGTGGTTTTCCTGCAACCCCGGAAGCCCACAGCATTGGTTTTACACAGAGTGGATCAAGCGACACCGAGAGCGGAACGCGCTGTATCTGCATTTTGAAATGACAGATAACCCCGGGCTGTCGCAGAAAACGCTGGAGCGGTATCAGTCGATGTTTACGGGCGTGTTTTATGATCGTTACATCCGTGGACTGTGGGTGCTGGCCGAGGGGCTGATCTATCCCATGTTTGACGAGAGCTGCATTGTGGACGAGCTGCCGGAAAAGGGAGAATACTATGTTTCCTGCGACTACGGCACGCTTAACCCGTTTTCTGCAGGACTTTGGTGCTGGGACGGCAAGGCGGCCACGCGCATCCGTGAGTATTACTATTCCGGGCGCGAGAACCAGAAGAACAAGACGGACGAGGAATACGCCGACGAAATTAAAAAGCTCATCGGTGAGGCGGATGTTAAAAGTATTGTCGTCGACCCGTCTGCCGCCTCGTTTATCGAGGTCTTGCGGCGGCGCGGTTATATGGTGCGAAAGGCCAACAACGATGTGACAAACGGTATTATGACTACGGCGCGGTTTTTGCAGGACGGCGTAATCAAGATACACCGAGATTGCAAAGACTGCATTCGCGAGTTTGGACTATATCGGTGGGACGAAAAATCCGCTGATGACAGGCCGATCAAAGAAAATGACCATGCAATGGATGAAACGCGGTATTTTGCTTATACGGTCCTGAAGAACAAGGCGTATCGGCGTGAGTATACACCACTTTGGAACAGATAGGACGGTGAGCGGCTATCAAAACATACAACGACCTTGTAGCGGTCGGCGACAACGAGCAGGCGCGCATTGAGTTTATCCGCAGTGCAATCAATGAGCACCGCGAGAGCGCGGCGTATAAAACGGCGGTGGATGCGGAGGAATACTATAACGGTCTAAACCCGACCATTAACCGCTATGAGAAGATCATCTATGATATGCAGGGGCGTTCCCACACGGATATGTGGACGGCCAATCACAAACTGGCCAGCCGGTTCTTCGGTCTGGCGGTGGATCAGGAGGTTTCGTATCTGCTGGGAAACGGCGTGACCTTTGCGGAGAAGGAAACGCCGAACAAGCTGTGCCCGGACTTCGATCAGGAGGTCATGGACGCGGCGCGTGAGGCGAAAATCGCGGGCGTATCCTTCGGTTTCTGGGATTTGACACATTTGCGGGTGTTCTCTCTGCTTGAGTTTGTGCCCCTCTACGATGAGGAAGACGGCGCGATGAAGGCCGGTATCCGGTTCTGGCAGGTGGCACAGGATAAGCCCCTGAGAGCGACGCTGTACGAAATCGACGGCTTTACCGAGTATTTCCAGCTAAAAAACAAGAATATGGACGTCATGCAGCCGAAGCGCAGCTATAAGCTGATCGAGCGCAAGGCCGAGGTCGGCGAAACAGAGATTTACGACGGCGGGAACTATCCGAGTTTCCCCATCGTGCCGCTGAAAAACAGCAAGCGGTGTCTATCCGAAATTGTCGGCAAGCGCAACACCATCGACGCGCTCGACCTTGCGTCCTCTAACATGGTTAACAATGTGGACGAGGGCAATTTGATCTATTGGGTGCTTTCCAATTGCAACGGCATGGACGATCTGGATGATGCGAAATTTGTGGAGCGCTTGAAAACCACACATGTTGCCCACGCCAACGGCGACGATGGCGCAAAGGTGGAGAGCAAGACCATCGAGGCGCCGTATGAGGGCACCAGCAGCACCATTGACATGCTGAAAAAGAAGCTCTATGAGGATTTCCAGTGCTTTGACGCGGCGGCGGTATCTGCCGGCAACCAGACGGCAACCGCAATCAAGGCAAGCTATGTGCCGCTGGATTTGAAAACGGATAAGTTTGAATCCGAGGTCACGCGGTTTATTGTTGAAATTCTGCGTCTGGCAGGCATTGAGGACCAGCCGAGTTATACGCGCAACCAGATTATCAACAAGAGCGAGGAAACACAAAATATTCTGCTTGGCGCGGCGTATTACGATGACGAATACATCACAAAGAAGCTGCTAACGATCAACGGTGACATTGACCAGTACGAGGACATGGCAAAGCGGAAGGCAGCAGAAGAGATTGACCGGAGCTTTGCGAATGAAAACGGGGCGTTTGGAACGGAGGTAGAGTAATGGGCGGTAGAGGTGGAGCCGGCGGAGGCATTGGAGCCGGAGAACCTGGGCGTGGTCGCGGTATGAGCCTTGCACGGTTTTTGTCGCAACAGGACATTGACCGAGCAAATGCGGCGTCTGTCACTGATATGGGCGATATTATCAGGCGCACATTTGAGCGCAACGCTGCTGAAATCAATGGGCTTGAGCTGTCGGACGCTGAAAAGAAAGACGCGGTAAAGCAGACGGCAACTCTCGCAACAACGGCACTAAAAACGGCGGCAGGAGCAGTCAATCCTTATGCAAGCGGGCCAGCGCGCCTGACAACGGCGCAGAAAACAGGAAGCGCCGCAGATAGAGCCGCAAAAGCGCGCGGTGAAATGGATAGCTACATGCGGAAATTGCGTGACCAGTCCAGTAAAAACCGCAAAGCGGCAGAAAACAAGGCGTTTTCTAATGCTTTTGTGGCCGCGCAGAAATCCGGCGCATTGGAAGTTACAGTAAACGGGAAGAAATACCGCAGAGCTAACAAGCGTAGCGGCACATGGCGTCCCGTATGATTAACTTTGAAAATCTGGACAAGTTCATATTCCCCGGCGTTGGCAAGTACGACATTCCGCAGATCGAGCCGGTCAAGGCATATCCGCAGGGAGAATTTATCCCTGTAAATTACCATTACACGGCGAAAGAAACGAAAAGCAAAATCGTGCATTTCTTTGTGGACGATTATCAATTCATTCGATATTGGAATACGCCTGACAAGTACATTCCAAAACTGTCGCAGTTTGCGGCGGTGTGCGCGCCGGACTTCTCCACATATACGGATATGCCGCTTGCGATGCAGATATATAACCACTATCGCAAACATTGGTTGGCGGCATACTGGCAGCTCCACGGCATGACGGTTTATCCCACTATATCATGGAGCGATGAGAACAGTTACGATTGGTGCTTTGATGGCGAGCCTGCCGGCGGAATTGTTGCAGTTAGTTCGGTAGGCACACAGCAGAACAAGGAAAGCAAGCGGCTGTTTCTGCGCGGCTACGAGGAAATGATGAAGCGTCTCTCGCCGGAATGGGTGATATTCTACGGGAAAGTACCGGAGGAATGCGACTGGAATGTAATCCGCGTAAAGCCGCACTATGACGATATTGTGAAACGGAGGCAGAAATGCCAAACGAAGACCTCGGGCATCAGCTGACCGACAAGGAGCTTGCAAAGCTGGAACGGCGCATTGCAAAGCTGTACCGTAAGGCTGGGGAAGAGCTGCAAGCGACCATCGACGCATATTTTGAGCAATTCAAAAAGCGCGACGAGGAAATGAAAACGCTGATCGGCACGGTGCAGAACGGTAAGGAATGGACGGAGGCCGACTATAAACAATGGCGGCTCAACCAGATTGGGCGCGGGGAACGCTATCAGGCCATGCGCGACAAGGTGGCGCACCGCGTGACCGACGCAAACGCCGTGGCGGTGTCCTACACCAACGATGCAACGCCCGGTATCTACTCCCTTAACCGCAACTATTCGGCCTATACCATCGAACAGGTCGCGGGCGACGTGGGCTTTGACCTGTGGGACGAGCAGACGGTCAAGAGGCTTATGGTAGAGCAGCCGGACTTAATGCCGTATTACCCGCCGAAACGCGCCTTAAAGCGTGGTATCGATCTTGCGTATGGTAAGAAGCAGATCACGGCAAGCGTGACAAGCTCCATCTTGCAGGGCAAAAGCATCAAGCACATGGCGGACGACCTGCAAAAGCGGATCACCACCATGAGCCGAGACAGCGCCATCCGCACGGCCAGAACCGCCGTGACCGGCGCGCAGAACGCTGGACGCATGGACAGCTACGCGGCGGCGGAGAAAATGGGTATTAAGCTCAAGAAACGTTGGCTTGCCACGCTGGACAATCTCACGCGCCACGCTCACGCCGTGTTGGACGGTCAGACGGTGGACATTGGCATGCCGTTTAAGGTCGATGGCGATGAGATCATGTTCCCCGGCGATACTTCCGCACCCGGGTACCTTGTGTATAACTGCCGCTGCACGATGGTGGTCGAGGTTGACGGCGTAGATACGTCGGACGGGCTGAGACGCGACAAATACGGACCATTGCCTGACATGACATTTGCACAATGGGAGCGGCAGAAACGCGGAGAGGGGTATTTGCAGCGATGAGCGTTACAATCCAAGACAACAGCAAAGAGGTTTCTGCTGAAATCAAGGCGGCGCTGCTGCGGGGCCTTGAAAAGTGCGGGCTTGTGGCAGAGGGATATGCGAAAAAGCTGTGCCCCGTTGATACCGGAATTCTGCGAAACAGTAATACTCATGTGGTAGACGAGCAGGAACTGGCGGTAATCATCGGGACGGACAATTCTTACGCGCCTTCCGTTGAGCTTGGCACCGGCAAATACGCCGAAGGCGGAGGCGGACGGCCTACGCCGTGGGTGTACCAGGACGCGAAAGGCAACTGGCATTACACGCGCGGCAACAAGGCACAGCCGTTTTTGAAACCCGCTGCCGCCGACCATGCGGGACAGTATCGGGACATTCTGGAAAGCGAGCTGAAAAATGGATAAGGACTTTATCAAAAAGGTAAAACCCGCGAGGTACAGCGGTTTTTATACAATCTATCGCCGCGACGGACTGCGGACAAGGGAAAGGAAGATAGAACAATGGCACTGACACGCAAACTTTTGAAGGGGATGGGTCTCACCGACGAGCAGGTGGATACCATCATCGAAGCGCATACCGATACCGTGGATGGCTTGAAGGCTGACGTCAGCAAGTACAAGGCAGACGCGGAGAAGCTGCCCGGCGTCCAGAAGGAATTGGACGATCTCAAGGCAGCAGGCGATGGCGGTTACAAGGAGAAGTACGAGAAGGAACACTCGGCCTTTGAAGCCTTTAAGACCGACATCACAGCAAAGGAGAGCAAGGCGGCAAAGGAAAAGGCCGTGCGTGCTTACTTTGAGAGCAAAAACATCACCGGCGCGAATCTCGACCTTGCCATGCGCGGCTGCGGCGAGGAAATGGCCGCATTGGAGCTGGACGGCGAGAAGATCAAGGACACCAAGAGCCTTGATGCACTCGTAGACGGCACTTACAAGGGGCTTGTCTCCACCACGCAGACAAAGGGCGCGAGTCCCGCCACTCCCCCGGCAAATACCGGCGGCGGCGCAATGACCAAAGATCAGATCATGGAGATCAAAGACAGAGCGGAGCGCCGCGCGGCAATCGCTGCAAACATCAATCTTTTTGAAAATAAGAACGGAGGCTAATTATGGCTGCTGAAACCAATCTGATCAAGAAAAATGACCTCGCCCGCGTGCGCGAGATCGAATTTACCGAAATGTTTGGCTACTCCATCAAGAAGCTGATGGAGGCATTGGGCGTGACCCGCAAGATCGCCAAGCAGGCTGGTACTGTGCTTAAGAGCTACAAGGCGACCGGCACGCTTGAGAGCGGCGTTGTGGCCGAGGGTGACACCATCCCCCTCTCCCACTACAAGACCGAGGCCGTGAACTACAAGGAGATCACGCTCAAGAAGTGGCGCAAGGCCACCTCTGCCGAGGCGATCACCGACCGCGGCTACGATCAGGCGGTGGAAATGACCACCGACGAAATGCTCAAGGATGTGCAGAAGGGCATCCGCAAGAGCTTCTTTGACTTCCTCTCGACCGGCACCGGAGCGGTGAGCGGTAAGAACTTCCAGACTGTTCTTGCGCAGGCGTGGGGCAATCTGCAGGTCCTTTTCGAGGACGACGAGATCGGCGCGGTCTACTTCATGAATCCGCTGGACGTTGCGGATTACCTGTCTACGGCCAACATCACCGTGCAGACCGCGTTCGGCATGAGCTACGTCGAGAACTTCCTCGGCCTCGGAACGCTCATCATGAACGCCAGCGTCCCGAAGGGCAAGATTTACGCCACGGCAAAGGACAACATCGTCCTCTACTACATCCCCGTCAACGGCGCCGATCTGCAGGAGGTCTTCACCTTTACCACTGACGCGACCGGCTACATCGGCATCCATGAGGAGCCTGATTACACCAACATGACCGCATCGGACACCGTCATTAACGGCATGGAGCTGTTTGCCGAGCGCATTGACGGCGTGGTCGTTGGCACCATCGACACCGGCACGCTCGGCTCTTTGACGGTCACCTCTGCCGCTGGCTCCAAGAGCGGCGATACCAAGCTGACCGTGTCTCCGGCAAAGGCTGCTGCGGGCAACAAGTATAAGTACACGTCCGGCGCCTCTGCCGCAACCGTCGCTTACGGCGACAACGTCGCCGGTTGGAACGATTGGGACGGCAAGAGCGACCTGACCATTGCGACCGGCCAGAAGGTGACCGTTGTTGAGTGCGACGGCAACTATCATGCGCTCAAGTCCGGTAGCGCTGACGTAACGGCAAAAACCTGATAGGAGGGCGGCGTGATGCTTGAACAGGTCTTACGGCACTTGAACAACTGGTTCCTTGTGGAGATTCACGAGGGCACGTTCACCGTGGAGAATGGCAGCATTACGCTGCCCTTTCTCCTGACCAATCAATATTTCCGCATCGTCGGCTCTGTGTTTAACGACGGTCTGCATCAATATCCAGCGGTCGATTTAACGGACGAGACGTTTACCGGCTCTGTGTGGGCGCTTGCCGTGCCGAAAGCCGTAATCGATCTTTCGGTTGAGATCGAGGCGTGGCAGGAGAAGAACGGGGAGGCCGTTGCAAGCCCGTATCAAAGCGAGAGCTTCGGGGGCTACTCCTACACCAAACGCAGCGCGGGAAGCGACAGCGGCACGTTAAACGGCTGGCAGGACGCTTTCCGAGGTCGGTTAAACGACTGGCGAAAGCTCAAGGGGGTGGAACCGTGAGTTTACTTGACGATTTCGCAAGCAAATGCGTGCTGATGGAAAAGACGCGAACGCCGGACGGCGCAGGCGGCTACATCGTCGCATGGGCCGAGGGCGCGGAATTTCTCAACTACCAGGCGCTCGACACCTCGATGGAGGCCCGCAGAGCCGAAAAAGAGGGTGTGACCTCGGTGTATTCCGCGCTGGTTAATCAGAGCGTTCCCATCGAGTATAACGACTATTTCCGCGACACGTCCACCGGCAACACCTACCGCGTGACCTCAAATCCGGAAGAACGGGATGCGCCTCGGTCGGCAGGCCCGACGATCCGGGCGCTGAAATTCTTCACCGCGGAGCGAAAGGAGCTGCCGAAATGACAAAGGACAAGGCGCTCCATGCGTGGTTTTCTCAATTCCTACCGGCCTATCCGACCTCCAACGTGCCGGAAGATGCGGTTTTCCCGTGGCTGACCTATGAGCTGATCACCGGATCATGGGAGAGCGGCGAGATCGCGCTGACGGTGAACCTATGGTACTACACCGAGAGCGAAGCGATACCCAACGCAAAGGCACAGGAAATCAGCGACGCCATCGGCATGGGCGGCGTGCTTGTGCCGTACGACGGCGGCGCGATGTGGATCAAGCGCGGCTCCCCGTGGTGCCAGAACATCGCGGATGAAAGCGATAAAAACATCAAGCGGCGGTATCTCAACATTACGGTTGAGTTCCTGTCGCAAAACTGATGAAAGGACAACGACATGAAATTTACCAAGATTCCTTCTGATGCGTTTCAGAAGCTCCAGATCAACGCCGGCATCCTGACGACCGATTTCACACCGGCTACCGGCACCATCGGCGAGGCGGGGCAGATCGGCGCAACGACCGGCGGCGTCAACTTTACCGCCACGCCGACCTATTCGGACTTTGGCGAGGATATCGACAACTGTCCGAAGAACATGAAGGAGCTGAAAAAGCTCGATTCGTGGGAAGTCAAGATGACCGGCACTTTTGTCAACGCCGATACCGCCATTGCAAAGCGGCTGTGCGGCGCGGCGGACATCGGGACGACCGACACAACCAAGGTCACACCGCGCAACGACCTCAAGGACGCGGACTTTGATGATATCTGGCTTGTGGGCGATTATTCCGACAAGAACGGCGAAACCAACGGAGGCTTTATCGCTATCAAGCTGCTCAACGCGCTTTCCACGGGCGGCTTCCAGCTCAAGACGGCGGACAAGTCCAAGGGGCAGTTTGCGTTCGAGTTTACCGGACACTATTCCATGAGTGCGCAGGACACCGTTCCCTTTGAAATCTACATCAAGGCCGGCACGGCGGAGGCGTAAATGAGACTTTCCGACATTCAGGGCGAGCGCGTCTTTGACGTCATCGCGGATATCATCGACCCGATCGCCAACATTGCGGAGGACGAACAGGCTTCCGCGATGTTCCGACGGGAAAAGCTGCCGGAGGGCATGACGGTGAAGCAGTTTGCAACGCAGCGGGCGCGCAAAGCTCTCCCTGCGCTGCTCAAGGGTCACAAAGGCGACATCATCGCTATTCTTGCCTCTATTGAGGGCGTGAGCGCGGAGAGCTACAAGGGCGCGCTGAACCTCGTCAAGCTGATGCGCGATGCGACGGAACTTTTGACCGATGAAGCATTCGACGCACTTTTTCTCTCAGCGCAGAGCGGGAAAACCTCTGGCTCTGCGCAGGAGAATACCGAGGGCAAAGACGAATAAAGCCGTTCCTGCGGTACTGCGTGGCGCGGCTCAATGAGAAAGCAAGAAACGACGCATACCGCATTTATGTGACGGACGCGCTGCGCATTGTGGCCGAAAACACGGCGCAATACGCGAGCGGGAACTACATCAAGGCGCGATACGCGGACATTATTGAGCCGAAAAAGCAGGACAACAGGACGTGCAAAGAGATTACCGCCGATATAGTCGCGCGGTGCGGGCTGACGATAAAAAAAGC